GGGAATCGTCTATCAACCTGTCTGGTGATACATCGGCGGCAATAAGGAACTTGAAAGAAACTTTTAATAGATTGTATTTTGCCCAGTCAGTAATAGCAAAGTTTCCTGGCCTATCAACTTCGTTCCACGCAGCATTGACATTGCTGTACTGGAAGGAGTTGGGAATAATTTTGAGGAGAAATCTGCGAGTAACCTGTTGAGGATTGCCGTCAGCACCAGTAATGACAAATCTCTGCATAAGGTATGGCTTATTCGCCAATTCCGACGGAGACGGTCCAAACTGCAGTCCTGGACCAAAGTCAACAGTAATAGGTGCTGGCTGTGGTCTTGGAGTGAATCTCGCAGGAGGTGCTACTGCTGGCGCACCTGGTCGCCTAGACGTTCTTGATGAAGAGGAGGAACGACCGTTTGAGTTAGCCGCTTCTGCTGCTCGCGCGGCTTGTGCGAGTCTTTGCAGGTCGCCCATCTCAAACATCCGCGCATTCGCTGCAGAAGAAGGTACTGAAACTGTCGGAGCCCTAAATTGATAGTTAGTTGTAACCGCACTCAGGCTGTTTGTATTTCCAGTTATTGTCCTTCCCCTGTACACAAAACTGTAACTTCTAGACAAAGGTGCGCTATCAAGAATTAGCATTGTTATTCTTGGATTGGGGCCAGCGCTGACCAATTTTGTATTATTTTTTTCAGTGCTTCCACCAGCAAATGATGGTATAAACCTCGTGACTGACATCGCCCATGTTCCATTGTTTTGAATTAGTTGCCTGAATATTGGAAAGCGTATGTCGTATCCCGCTAAATTGGAACCATTACTATTACCGTCAGTTATCAGAAAGTCTCTGAGAATTGTTTCGCCAGTGCCTCTGAAATATTTTTTTTGTCCTTTGTAATTAACGGCAATCCATCTTCCTGCTCCACCGAGATTCTCAAAAACCGCCCTACCTGTAACACGTGTCTGCATTGTCGGAAGAGTGCCATCATAAACTGAATCAGGAATAGTTATTTGAGTTGTCACTTGCGTTCCCTCTTGTCCCTTTGTGTTTCTTCAATCTTTCGCATCACGACATTAGCAACCACTTCTGGGTCGGATGAATTGCTGGACACAGTAAAATTGTAGTTATTGTAGGTTGACCCGCCAGTGGCCATCATTGGTCCTGGAGTTGTCATGGCTGGAACGGCTGTGTCACCAACTGGGCCTGGAACGACGTGGAGATGCCTACTGGCGTTAGTCCCATGGAACTCCGCAAATCCACCAGTGCTCTGAACAAGTTGCTGATATCCCCCAAGGTTCTGCCCAGTTAGGTCATAGGCCCTTCCCGTCACATGGTCAGAGTTCATGGAGCCGAGTCCCCAGTTTCTCCATGCAGAAGTAACATTTCTCTTGCCAGTCAACATGTCGTCCATTACTGAGTGACGGTTCATTGTTACTGCTAGGCGCGAGGATGTTGTGTCCCCAATGCCAGCGCCGCGAGGGGTTGCCGTATCGTTGTTTTCATCAACAAATTTAATAAACTTATCAGTCATCCAGTCTGGTTTTTCTGTATATTTTGCAAATACTTTGTCAAACTCTTTGACCAGCGCTTCATATTGTGTCTTGAGTTCAGTTGGAAGTTCATCTAAATTGTCACGGGTAGTATCTTCTGTGGCCACTGTTGTGAGTCCAACGCCAAAATTTTGAAAGAACTTTAGTGGGTCGCCACCAAATTGGTTAACGGAACCAGTTGTAATTTGTGCAAACAACTCTGGATTGGTTGACAGAAGACTAGTTAGTGCAGTCGTTAGGCCGCCAACATCACCCAACTGCCTTCCTTCTGGAAGGGTATTTTGTATCTGGTCAATGATGCCTGGAACTGCTCCGCCAGCAAATTCTTTTATAACAAGCATAAGTTCATCTTGAACAGAAGCAAATTGCCCTTGCATTCCCTCAAATGGTCCGCCCTTCTGGAATGCGGTTGCATTTGGACCAAAAAAACTCGTAACTAGTTGAGCCATGGCAAGGTCGCCACTACCAAATTGGGCTATCAATGCTGGCATTGACTCTTTGAAGAAATCTAGAATTTGTTTCTCTCCACCACCACGCTGAAGTTTGCCAGACAATGCTTTCGCCATTTCATCAAGAATTTTAGGTGCTTCTTTTTGCTTGATGATTTTGTCAAACACGCCTTCAGCAGATGCGTATGCCTCTGTGAAGACGTTTTTCATTTGTTCCGCTGTCTTGACTTGCAATTTGCCCATTTCCTCAAGGGCTTCCATCGCTGTCTGGGTTCCGTCAAGGAGATTTACTCCCATGGTCTTTGCTAGCGCAAGAATTTGGTCTTCTGTTTGACCAGTGTAATTCTGCAAGAACTGCATTTTGGTATTGAAAGAGTCCATGACAATTTCGCTTGCACCCATCTGGGCATTGGTCTGCTTGATGTACTCAGATACTGCGGTATCTGGCTTTTCCATCATGTCTTTCAATTGGCTCTCAGTGATTTTGATGCCAAGCGTTAGTTGATTGTCAAAAAGGTCCTGCAATAGTTCTTTGTTTTGCGCCCTGTTTCCCATTCCAGAACGAACAACATCTCCGAATGACTGTGCTTGCGACTTTTGTTTTTGCAGTGCTTCCCTGATTGGGTTAGCACCCCTCCCTGGGCCAGCCATCAGTTCGGCAATAGCAAACTCTGCAGCACCAGTAGTAATGCTTGTTAGGGTATCAGTAACTGCTTTCCTGGCCATTTTTGCTTGTGTTTTGCTCTTATTGGTCCAGCCCCTAATTGCTCCAGCAATGCCACCAAGAGCGGCTCCGACCATTGCCCCAACTGGTCCTCCAACCATGGCACCGAGTGCGGCTCCACCGCCAGCGCCAGCCAGCGCTCCACTCAAGCCACCCTGGGCATTCATGGCGGCACCAAGGCCGCCGACTGCCAAACCAAGCATCGGATTGATTTGGGCAGCCATGCCGCCGAGCGCAAGGGCACCCTGCATCTCGGCTGGAGCGACGGCACTCAGCATTCCAAGTCCCATGCCGACTCCCAGTTTTGCTCCACCGCTTTGCTGGAATTTTTGAAGCCCCTGGTTTCTGTATCTTGCCCTTCTTAGGGCCTGCATGGTGCTGCTTCTTTGAAATGCAGTCGGCTGTTGCGCCCCTTTCTCTATTCTCCTGTACTCAGCCATGTCCATGGGGCCGAACTGCTGTGATGCATAGTTGCCGAATCTTGTACCGACATTTGACATGAATCCTCTAAAACCACCACGACCAGCAGTGCCAGCGGCAGCGGCAGCGCCAGTGCTGCTCCTCAGGCCACCGCTTCTTACCCCCATGCCTTGTCTTTGTGCTGCCTGTTGCTGCATTGTGGCGAAGTTTGAACCATATGGTCCATAACTTCCAGCAGGTGCAGAACCAGCAGCGCCAGCACCCACACCTATAAATCCACCTCTGGTGCCAGCCAACTTTCCTCCAAGTTGACGCATTCCAAGTAGGGCAAATAGACCGCCAAATTGCCCCATGCCACTAAACATGCCAAACATGCTGGATGTCAGGTTAACTACCTGTGTAAGTCCGTCAACGAGTCTGTTAATGAACGGCAGAAGGGTTCTATAAAGTTTGCCAATTTCCCCAAAAAGTTTCAATATCGCAGAAACAAGTTTGCCCATCTTGTCGCCAAACTCAACGACTTCCCCCCTGTTCTCCTGAAGCCATTCATTGAAGTCGCCAAACTTTCCAGAGACAGTCTCCTTGATGGGCTGGAACGCCGCCTTTAGGGCGTCCTCAATGACGCGAGCACCCTCAATAAACGGTCTTAGGGCTTCTTTTGTGTCTTCCCATCCCTGTCTGAACTTTGCCCACCATTTGGAAATGCCCTCAAAAACTCCCTCAGTTCTTTCAGTGTATTGGTAGATAATTTTTGAATAGAGTCTTTCTATCTTTTCTGCAACATTGACAATTCCATCAGTGAACGAGTTGATTCCCCTCTTGGAGAGGGCTGGGATTGTTCTGATGAACATTCTATTGAAGATGTTCATCAACTCGCTCATGGCCTCTTTGACTGGCGCAAGAAACTGCTGTCCAAGGTCAGCAAATCTTCCGCGAACAATGTTGAAGTACCCCTTGAGTTGGTTAATGAGGGTTCCGCTCACGGCGTCAAACTGACCACTCACTCCACCTAGCGAAGACAACTGGCCGCTATTGATGGCATTGATGAGTTCTTCTCTTGTATTGATTCCCTGCTTCTTGGCTTCTTCAAGAGCCTTTTTCATTGCAGGGCTTGATGCTTCGGCTGCTTTCTTGATAGAACCCCAGGATGACTTGGTGTCCTGGAGCAAGCCGATGAGTTCTCCAGCCTTCTCAACACCTTGCTCAAGTGGCTGACCAGCAGCCGCAAAGTCCATGAGTCCTCTAAGGAGTTGCTGACTATTTGCGGTCCATGTTGAGTTCTTGGATACTGCAGCAAATGCCTTGTTGAGATTCTCAACACCGATGAAAGCCATCTCACTGTCGGAACTAAGAGCCCTCATCAGAACTCTCGTCTGGTTCAGCCCAGAGCCGAACTGCGGAAGAGTATTGGTCTTGTAGGCGTACATTGCCGCCTGTTGTTCTCTCAATGCAGCAGCAACTGTTGACAAGGCAAAAACAAGTCCAGTAGCCGCAGCGCCAGTGGCATCAAGGGCCCATCGGTAGGCTTTCATTATCCCCTGACCAGCGGCAAACAGTCCATGGATACCAACGAGCGAGACGCTGAGAATCGCTAGTTCGGCAATAACGGCTTTGGTGGCAAGTTTCATGCCCATTTGCATGCCCTTGCCGAACATCTTGGTCAACTTGTCAAGTTCATCAAAGTGCTTCTTCCAGACCACTTGCTGCCCATTGAGCATTCCAGTGAGGTTTTTTGTACTGCTCCGCATGCCAGAATGGGCATTGATGCGGTCGGCAGTGCGGGCAATTTCTTTGAGTTCCCGATTGACTCTTTTTGCGCCACGAACGTCAGAGTTGACTTCAATCTTGATTGTGACTTTTTCGTCAGCCATGCCATCTCCGTGCGCAACGACGCGAAGACCAAGAAACTACTTGTTTTTCTTGGCCTGTTCTTCGCGGTCTCTGGCAACCACTTTAGCACAAGCAAGCCTAATGACCCATTCGTCATCAGTTGAGTCAAGAATCCTGACTGGGTCAGTTCCGAAGACTTCTCCCAGCCTCGCGGCTGAGATAATTACAGCCTCATCGGCTAAGTCTTCTATGACCCCTTCGTAGGGTCCACGGTATCTACGGTCTCCCCGTAGCCAGCCGCATCAAGAATCGCGAGGGCAGCAGCCTCAATATGTGGGTCAATTCCGAAGAATGCACGAACTGCCTCTGGGATTGGACGGCTAGTATCCGTCATCTCCATGATTACTGGAGAGGCAAAGTTCAGCGGATAGCCCTCTTCGTCCATGACCTCTTCGCCGTCAAAGGCGATTCCGACGGTGGTGTGTCCGATTACCGAACAAGCAAAGCGGGTGGCATCCATGCCGTTCTTGCTGTCCTCGCCAGCAGCCTTGCGCCAACGACGCATATCATGCTGACTGATGTTAGGGGAGATGATGAGGGTCACATTCGGACGCTCTGGAACCTCAAGGTGAACAGTCTGGCGCTCAACCTTCTTGGAGATTGTCTCCTTCAGGCGGTCAAGGACAGTTGGCTGCGCAGGGGCCGACTTGGCGCCCTTCTTTGGCTCGGGGGTTTCTTCTAGGTAAAGGGAGTTTTCGCTCATGCCAGAAACCTAGCACACAGCACCCACCCCGTGGGAAACTACCCTGTAAAGAGATTAACTAATCAGGCGTTGGTGCTAGGACCAGTGACGTTCTGGACCGAGAAGGTCAGAGCAAACGTCGCTGGGGCACCCGATGAAGAGTCGCCGTCTGGCTCGGTCAGGCCAACCAGGAGGCAGTTGCTGTAGATGCGGTCGTTGCCGTTCACCTTGAGGTCACAGTCGTATGTAGCAACCGTGATGTTGTAGTAGGCCTTGCCAACTCTGTCGCGGAGTAGACGCAGTTTGTAGGCAATACCATTGTAGTCATCAGACGGAGTTACGTCATCGTCAAAGTGGGCGGTTAGCGTGATGTCGCCAATCTCGTATGGGGCGCACAGCACCGTCGGGAACTGAGCACCACCCTCGTAGATTTTCTCCACAGACGCGGTGATTTCTCCACCTGACACCTGGGCAAAGCGGAACTCATTCCACTTTGGGGCCCCAGTGGTCACTGGGTCAATTGTCGCAAGGACCTGTCTCTGGGATACTTTTGCCATTGTTTATCTACTCCTAGACAATAGATGTAGTCAGGTTGGACTTGACGATTGTGACGTTAATCTTGTCGCCAATGCTGGACACCCTGATTCCAACCTCGGCCTTGATGGTGCCATCGGCTAGTTGGGTGAGTGGGTTGATGGATGGGTTGCACTTGACCGTGTAGCCAGGGTCAACCTGAACACCAAAGGCATCAAACGATGGGTACAGGGCGCCGAGGTTCTTGAGACCCTCAAGGAGACTCACAAGGCGCGACTCCACCGAAGCCAGGACGATGTTTCTGCCGTCAATGACAGAGAACACCAGGTCCTCAAGCGAGGTGAAGGCTTGCGTCACCACTGAGTTCAGAACATCCTGAGCAGTGTAGAAGCGGAAGTTGGCGACATCAGACGAGCATGAGCGTGCACCGTAGATACGGATGGTGTTGCTCAGAACGCGGATAGCGTTGACCTTGCCGTTGTCAAGAAGGTCGCCGTTGGTGCGGTCAATATCTGTCTCAACTCCATTGACGAAGCGCGAGCGTGACATCAGGCCAGCAGCAGGAGCGTGAGGTCCAGTCTGGTTGTGAGCCTGCGCACGCTTGGCAGCCACATAGCCAGTCGGAGGAATCAGGCGATTCACGCCATTCACGCTAGTCGGCACATACACCCACGGGAAGTAGTAGGCCGCGTGCTCGGCATGCTCAAGGTCGGTGATTTCCTCAGCATCAGCAATTACCGTTGACACAGAAGTGCCAGAGGCTGAGTGGAGAAGGGCGATTCTGCTGTGAGTGTTGGCGTGCTCAACCAGACCCTCTTTTACCGTGTCGGAGGTATTCTCCACAACCGCCACGGCGCCATCGCCGTATGAGTCATTGAACAGTTCAAGAGCATTGACATAGTCAGCAGCAACAACTGCAGCCCTATCATCGTCACCAGCAGAAAGCGCCGTAGCAGCGAGAACCGCTGGGAGTGGGTTGTTGTTGGTTGAGTTATCGTTGCTCGCAACCACATACGGAGAAGCCTCAACGCTGGTGTTGATGGCGTTGATAATGCCAGTCACGGTTGACTGGGCGCCAGTTGCGAAAATCTCCACATCGTCAAGAAGAATCTTGACGTTTCTGTCACCAGAGGCATCAACAACCTGAACCTTGATTCTGGTTGACCAGTTGCCCTCGCCAACAGCAGTGATAGTGATGGTGTTATCGTCGTCGCCGTCATCAAGAGTCAACGAACCAGAGTCAGCAGCCGAACCAACCACTCTTGCGACATAGGCGCGAGTACCGCCCTCCTCAAAGAAGGTCTGGACTGTCGGGTGGAGGTATGAGTAGGACTGATAACCGCCGAAGTAGGTCTCAAACTGCTCAAGGCTCTCAACCTTGACTGGAGCAGTGGTGGTGCCGCGCTCAGCGAGACCAACAACAAAGAACTGTGAAGACGCACGAACAGTCGCGGTTGAGGGACCAGTTCTTACTGCTGTTTCAATTACAATGCCTGGCATTAGTTACCTTCCTGCTGGTCAGAGGGGGAAGACTCGGTGTCTACAAGCCCCAATTGTACAGATGACTCTGGCTCCTCCGATGCAACTGTTTCAGAAACAGTTTCCTCATCTGGCGCTGGAACATCATTCTTCTTTTTCTTGCTAGAGATATACGACTTAGGCTCTTCATAGGCATCAACGACCTGAACAGACTTGAGCGTCTTGTTGGCAAGCCCCTCGGCAACGCCCCTGGCGGAGCCAGCGAAAACAGCAATTTCCCCTGGGAAGAGAGCAAGTCTTGGCTCACCAACCTCAATAGTTCTTCCAGCGACGTTTTTAACTACGACAGAACCAGCAGGGAACCCCGATAGGGAATCACCCTTCTTGACCTTGACGTTGACGACTTTATTCTGCATTGACTACTCCATGCTCCGAATGTCTAGATTGTACAACACGCAAAGGTTTCGTGTGCCCAATTCAGGTAATCATCCCATAAGTTACATCAATCTCTTGAATTTGCCCAAGAGTTCTTCTTGAGACAATTTCATGGATTGAAAGAGTGTATGAGAGGTAGGAACCAGCGAGAACCCTGTCGCCCTTGAGCAGCGTGAGGTCAGAGAATTCTTCTCTGAGTGACGACTCGTCAATTACGGCCTTGAATGTGTTTCTTGGGTCCTGGGCCTGAAGGCATGGATAGTCAAGCAGGGCTGAGCGAAGCACTGTTGTCAACCTGTCCCTCATGAGCGTTGACTCATACGACCCCTCTGTCCTTACCCAAACATAAGTTCTCATTGAATAAGTCACGTTGTAGAGGGGGTCAGAACCAGAGAAGTCAATTCTCTCCATGCCATTGGTTGATATGGCCACGGTGATAATGGTGGGCCAACTGTCCAGAGCCAGCGGCTCATAGGTAAAAAACGAAACTGGAGTAGGAAGAGTGATGTCGTCCACATTCCAGCCATTGCGGTAATCAACGAGTCGTGTTGGGATGTCTCGTTGAAGGTAGTCGTTGACATATTGCTTGGCAAACTGTGGACCATGCATTAGGTATGGAGTTGTCATGAGCCACCACCCAGTGCGCCGATTTCCTTCTCGCCACCAACGACATACTGAGCGACCTCTTCTCCCAGTTCTCTGGCGAATCTAGGTGGCTCAAAAATGACTTTTCTCGCTGGCATACGAGAGGTGCCGTACTGATGAAATTTGGCGAACTCAACCGAAGTGCTAAATGAAGCACTTGTGTCATTTATTGTAGTGTCTGCTGCTGCAAAAGAAGTGACCGACCTGAACAGTTTGCCGCTTCTAAAAAGAATGGGTGCCCCAGGAAAGTTTCTTGATTTCCATGCCCCATAGCGTGGGGACAATGGCTTCCATCCGCCAGACGGTAGGCCAGCCTGGGCGAAGTTCTCGGCGTTAGCGAGTTCAAGTTTTCTCTTAGCCCAATTGAAAACTGGCTTGAGATTTTTGGCTCTTTCCTGCATGTCGTCCATCAGGTCGTAGACATCATCTTCGCCAATCATTATGACGTAGACATCTCTATTGTTTCTAGCCATCAGCCAACGACCTTGCGTCTTCTGTATTTCCTGACCGACATGAGTTCGCGCTCGGAAAACCCAGTCTCCAATGGAGCGACATTTCTTGTATTTAGGTCTTTGACACCCACAACGTCATCATGCATGTTTTGCATCTCACGGGTTGCTGCTCTGAGAATAAGACTTCTGAACATAGGAATTTGCGTTCCATCAAGACCAGCGGTGTACGTGACCTCTACCGTGTCGTTTCCAATGAGATTAGCAATGTCAATGCCAAATCTTCTGACGATGTACTCGGTTGTCTCCAAAGTTCTCTCTACCCCGTTAAATGGGGTAAGTTTGACTTCCTCAACCTCAACTACAGGACTGTTTCTCAAATAGATGGTTTCTGGAGGCATTGAGTAGTTGACGATTGAGTTTGCTGTATTGCCTGGATATGTGTAAAAAGAACTCTCGGTGCTGGTGTTGTAGAAGAACGATGTCATCGGCATCGGGTCGTTGACCCCAGGAACAACATAGGTCTCCGTAAACTCTTGTAACTCAATGGGTCTATTCAGGTAAGCCTCAAGTTCGCTCTGCAGTCCTTCAAGAACGATTTCTGCCGCATCTTGCTGGCGCAGCGAGAAAGAGATGTCCATGTACGTGACTAATTCAGACACTGAAACAAGCATCATCTTCTCCTATGAAAACGTGTCCGAATAGACACGTAGATTCAGCGACGACGGCGAAGTCTGCGGGCGCCCTCGCGGATTACGTCTACTGGACGCTCCGCCTCAACCTCACCACCACCGACGCGACGACGGACATTCTGCGTGACTGAGCGGCCAAGGCGACGCAGCAGGCCCAATGAACGGGCAGTACGCTCTCTCGCTGTAAGTCTTGCTCCTGGCATAAACACTCCTTAGGGTTGTTTACGGCAAGTGTAGCATTTATCTGTCTGGGTTTGGTGGCGTTTCAATGGAGATGCCACCCTTCTCTACCGCTCCAGGCGGAGCCTCAACTGGCACCCATGCGCGCGAATACTTGTGTTCCGAGGTTTTGCGTTGCTTGATGATGGTGTTGTCCATCATTAGGTCAAATTCCATCTTTTTCATGCAAAGAGTCCTATCCAGCGATGGTCTGTCGCTGTGACCTGATGCAACAAGTTTACGCACAATCGCAGACATGGGCTTGGCAACGAGAGCGCCTCGCCCGCGATTGAGGCGAAGATGCATGAGCATGGCGTCGTACTTTCCACAATCAATCAGGACGCAAGGAACCAGCCCATCGCACTTTTCTCTAATATTCTTGACATTCTTTGCGAGGAGTACGCGCTCATTGCCGTCAATAACTTCCATCGTGGAGGCATGGACTGTGACTGGCGCGATGAAACCGAGGTCCATCAAGGAAGAAGAAAGAGTCAACAGGTCTGGCCTGAGAATATAGGTTGACTTGTATGGCGCAATAACCAGTTCATCAACATTGATGTAATCAATCTTCATATTCATTTATTTCCTCTTCTGCGGCTTTTTGTGCAGCCTTCACTCTGAGTGTATGTGCCTTTGTCTTCGGCCCAACTGGGGCGGCGGCATGTACGGAGATTTCGTTATGCAAAATGTTCCTGATGAGCCAGTTCATGGGGTACGAATAAGGGTCGGCGGCGTGCTTGCGTCTAAAGTCGGCTACATATGCCTTTGCCCGTCGCTTATCATCCTCAGACAAGTAGTGCGTCTCTATGCACTCCTTCGCTCCGTCAATGCCTTGGCTAGCGTAGTACTCAATGAGTTTCTCAATGTCAAATTCTGGCCACCAACGCCTCTGGGCATCAATATTGGGCCAAATCTCCACGAGCCTGTCATAGAATTCTGGCTCGGTAGCAATCAGGTCACCAATACGGCGAATAGCGACCGAGTGGAGCGGAATGCCAACTCTGGTGTTTGAGCCAGTAAGTGCCGCAAGGTCGTAATACTCGCAATATTCGGCATTGTGCTCTTCCGTGATGAATTTGAATACATCGTCAATTTGCCAGTCGTAGATAATTTTGGCAAATTTCAACGGAATTGACTTTTTGAGCCTGTATGGGGTAACTATGTAGTTTTCGTGCAATTTTTGCACACAAGAGCGATAGCGAACCATTGACTCAGCAGCCCTAACGCCAGTAATGAAGGCCACTTTGCCCTTTTTGCCCTGCATTGTGTAGTAATCAATTGCTTCCGTCAGGGCTTGCCCATCTGGGATTCCGAAGTGCGCTGGAGTGATTGCGAAAGGTGGCATTGGACGCACCCAACGACCAGTATCTCGCCTCTCATGACCCCAGAGCACAACTGGGTCTCTAGTGCCAAGAGTCCACACCTCGCTGCCAGATGTTAGGCAGTACCACTCCATGTCAACCCAGTCGTATTCGCGAATCTTCATCGCGTAGTTGGCAACAAGCGGGCTGACCATCTCTTCGTCACGGAAGATGACCTTTACAGGTCCGAGTCCCCTCTCCTCATGAATTTCTTTAGCAAGGTAAAGAACCGCTGTGCTGTCTTTTCCTCCAGAAAACTGAACGCAAACAGTATCAAAAGTATCATAGACATGTCTAATCCTCTGTCTCGCGGCCTCAACCACATCTATGTCAAGAAACATCCGCTGTCGCGTCATTACTAGACCTCTATGTGTTGGTCAATGAAGTCAATCAATTTCTCCGCAACCGTGTTCCCAGCAACCGCTGGGTCGTTACGAAGCCACTTGATGAATTCATACCAACGACGCTGCTGTTGAGGGTTGTCAAACACGATTGTGTATTGAACAACCGCCTGTGGAGCAGTTGCCGCACCGCCCTGAGTGACAGTGCTGCCCTGTGTGGCGATTTCCCGATGGTCAGCATCCTTAGGGGCATTGATGCGCAGTTCACCATCCTCATCTTCGCTAACCAGGGCGGATATTGCCCTACCAGCCATTTCTGCGGCAGCATTGATGATGGGTTGAATCACTGGGGTCGTGTAGGACGATGTCTGCTCGTCGTTCCAGGTCTTTCGCTCAACCTGCTCTTCCATCTCGGCAATTTCAAATTCATCCCAGCCAAGACCTTCAAACAACTCTGGATAAATATCCGCCACCTCAACCAACATCTCATTGAGTGCTGATGCCTCAGTGTGTCCAAGTTCCATCGTGCGGTTGTCAGCAAGAGCAAAAGCAATAGCCCTGCTGTCGTCCACTTCATAGCCGACGGCGGCAATGTGGCTCCACCCAAGACGCCTGGCTGCCTCTAGTTGGTGGTTACCAGCAATAACAGTTGATGTGCCGTCTTCATTGGGGCGCACGACAATCGGCTTCACCTGACCAAACTCTGCATAGGAGGCCATAATCGCGCCTATGTCGCCACGACGAGGATTGTTCTCAAGTGGGATAAGGGTTTCAATTGGAACCAGCAATCCCTCAAGTGCCTGCGCAACATTGTGTTTCAATTATTCACCTGTACTCTCACATTGGCGTTCAGTGTTCGCATGGCATCAATGGCAGTTCGCAGAGAAAGCAGTTTCTCGCGTTTTGCCTTGACAAGTGCTTCTGAAATTTTGTAGTCAAAGTTCTCGTCAGCCATCTTGTAGTCGGCCCATGCCTCGCGCTCTTTGATTGAACCCTTGGCTGACAGGTACTCCTTTGCCCAGTTGGACTTGTAGAGAGACTCTTTCTTGGAGGCATCTTCAGCCAACTTCTCAAAAGCCTCAGTCTCTTCCTCAAGTTCGTCAATCAGTCGGAGCAATTCGTGCTCAATGTCAACTTGACTAATTGGAGCATTCCTGGAAATCAATTTATTCTCCGTTTGTTGTAGTGGTCCCCGATTCTAGCGGGGACCAGTCAACTTTGTCCAGTGCTTCCAGTTGGGTTTTTGACCATGACCATTCGGACAGTCCGAGCCTGGCTTGGGCCATTTCCATCAGAACCCATGCATCGCACATGTCGTTCCCCCCAGAGCCAGCAAAGACAATTCCAGTTTTGGCAGATATGGCAGAAATAACTTCTCCCTTAGAGGCGTTCCCCTTGCCAGTTGCAAACTTTGCCCTTGATGTTGGCGGTACCTCCACATATGGGATGCCGTTTTCCCAGAGCCTCATTCTGACGCAACCACCAAGTTCCCCAATACTGTGGGCTTGACTATTGCGAGAGGCAAATGAGTAGCCCTCAATAACAGCGTGGGTGATGTTTTGGGCAACAACAAGTTTCATAATCTCTGAGGAGATATGAAACAGTCTTTCTGCACCACGTTTGTTGGTCGTAATGAGGTTGAGTTGTGAACCGAAACTAACCCCACTTGAGGTCAGGGATAGGTCCAGGGCGATGATGTTGATGTTGCTCATAATGTAAAAATCATCTTACTTAACAATCGGCACAAGGTTGAGATGGTATATTGAATGCGTCCCCCTGAGTCAAATGGAGAACATTAATGTCAACAGGAATTTCAGCCCCAATTACCATGACGCTTGGTATTCCAGGCACCCTGGCAACCACGAGCGAGGTCAAGGTTCGTATGCCTTTCGCTGGCGTTATCACGTCGGCCACGGTAGCAGTTACCACCGCCCCAGTAGGTTCCGCCCTCACCGCCGACCTCAAGGTTGGTTCGGATGTTGCTGCCGCCTTCTCAATCGCGGCTGCTGGCACATCTGATGACGGCACCCTCACTGCTGCCAACTGCGATTTCGCCGCTGGCGACATCGTGACCCTGGACATCTCGGGTATCGGCTCGGGCACTGCTGGTGCCAACATCGTGTGCGCCTTCACCGTCTACAACAAGTAATCAGTTTTCAAAACTGCAGAGAAGCGTCCCTTCGGGGGCGCTTTTTTGTTGCCCAAATTATTGCCAGTTATGCTTCGCTAGGCCTAGTTCAAAAGCCAGTTGCGGATAGTTTCCAATCCGCCTATGGCAGTCACGACAGACGCACATGAGATTGTTCTCATCAAGGATAGAGCCACCCTGAGAGCGTCTCACTATCTCGTGAACATCTACTGAACGCTTGCGCGTGTAGGTGGCCACACCATCATGTTCAGCGAACACTGGACAGGCTTGGCACATTGGGTTTTCGCTGAGAAGCCTCTCAACCAGCGGTCGGCGTAGCCTGTACTCCGCTTCCTTCTTCTTTGACCTGTGGCGCAATTTAGATGCTCCCAGGGTCAATGTCGTCAAAAGTCCACCTGTTGTCAAGGGCATCCCAGAGAGACCTATCAATAGCCGTTTCCTCAAGGTCGTAGTCCCTAAGCATGGCGCGGTGTTTTGTTATTGCCCTCTTGAGAAACGAGACTTCCTGCCAGCCGTCTGACTTGGCCACTTCGCCAGTCTCAATCATTGAAACGACATCATCAAGACGACGCTGGACATGAAATAGAAAGCGCTCCACCTTGGTGATTTTGAGTTTGTAAGCCTTTTCTGACTCAACAAGCAACTTCTTGCCGTGATGGCCCATTTTCTGATAACGCTCGGCATCGTTGATTGCGTCGGCCTTGATGTTGTCAATCTGCTCTTCCAGGTTTTCTACCAAATAGGTAAGGGCGGTCTTCCACCTGCCCCAGTTTTCTGGCTCCATCAGGATTATTTTTTGGTTGGGCGAGAGGCGATTTTTCACCTCTTCTGCGACCATCCGAGCAAAAACGTCGTCGGTAATCATCACTTTCTCCACGCTGGACAGATTGATTGATAAGAGCACCAGTTACACAGAATTGACTTTATTGGCTCAAACTCGCCAGTTTCACAGCAAACGTCAATCTGTTCTTTTGTTGACACAACAAGTTGCTCGGCACTGGTGAGGCTTTTTTCGGTGACCTTGTCCCTAAGCCGCTTGCCCTCTTTCAGGAACAGGAGTTCAACTTCTTCGGGTTCACCAACGCCTTCCGAGCGCAAGAGATGGGCATACAGGTTCAACTGGAAGAACTTCTCGCCTGCATACTGAGGCTTGGGCACCTTGCCAGTCTTGTAGTCGGAGATGGTTATCTTCCCATTATTGACGACAAACCTGTCTATGAACCCCTTGATTTTTACTCCGCCAACCAGACCATTCACTTCTCGCTCAAGTCCAGTCGGTGAGATACTCATGGGGTCTTCAAGTTTCCACAGGTTCTCCACGCACCACCACGAGTTCCATCGGAACATGTGCAGTTGCTTGTCGCCCTTCACCCATGGGGTTACCTCATCTCGCCACTTTTCTTCCCAAATCTTGGAAGCAAGAGTGCGAGCAAGGGCAATATCCCTCAGTTCTGGGTCGTGACGATAGAACTCCTCCATGATGTCATGGACGAAGTTTCCCATCAGGGTTGCCTCTGTTGGGTCGTCAGTTATCCCATCAATTTTGCTGAACTTGAATTTCAGCGGACACTGGTTGAAAGTGCCTATGGATGATGCAGAGAGATGAGGAGGCGGATTATGAATCGGCATCTTCATCCACAACAGTGGCGTTTAGCGAAAGAGCGACGCACTGTGTGATGAGAGCATCAAGTTGTTCTTCCGTTGCCGTGGTCTTCGTGGGCTTGGGGGCACCACCAGACCAGTTGGTCCAGAAAGAGTTCAACTCATTGCGCTGGTCTGCGCTGAGAGACTTGCTGAGGGAAACAAACTGTTCCCACAACTGGGAAATCTTCGGAGCAACCTGAGGAGCCTCCTCAACCACATCGTATTCCATCGCCTCTTCGGTGCGAGCGAGGTAGAGGCCAATGCCAAGAGTCTGTGCTGCTTTCTTGAGTGCGTCGGACACGGCGCCCTTCATCTCGTCACCGAGGTCAACAATGTCGTCCTGCTTAGTGCGCTTGATTTTCTGCCCACCGATACCGTCTCGCTTGACGAGGACGTTCTGACCAGCGGGATTCTCAATGATTGCCTCAAGGGTCACATGGGCGACGATGAAATCAGGGTCAAGAGCGTCACGCTCGCACTTGTTGATTTGGAAGTTCCAGCGACCAACGCCAACAACCTTGTTGAGTCTGGTGATGACCTCGCTGACGGGAATGTAGGTGAGGTACGCCCCACCTTTCTTGAGTTGACGCTCAACTTCCTTGGGGAAGGGTTCGGCAAACTGCTTGTAAATATCACTCATTGGTTTTCTCCTTTTCTAACAACAAGGCTGGCTTTTGCTTCGCCAGTTTCGCAGTAATTATCGGCGTTGATGCCGATTTTATTTAGTTCGCCAACCCGCCAATAGGAGGGCTGAACGTAGTCAAGGAGTTTAGCGACAAGTTCTTCATTTGTCAACAACACCTCACCAGTGTCCATATCCACGGAAGACTCAATAAGCCTGTGCGCCACATCCCTGGCAAGGTCAGCGTGACGCCAGCCTTTTCTGTCAAAAGCAACTTTGCGCTCAATTTGGGCACCATTGGAAAGCGCAAGGTCTTTGGTGGACAAGTTTTCCATCAAGTGAGACACGAAGGCGGCAAGACCGTCGTAGACGGAGGCAACGTCCCTTTTTGCGAGATTGAGTTGAAGAAGTGCCTCAGAGGCATGCTCCATCGTCGGCTCGGCATATGAATATTCCAAGACCATGGCATCAAGGTCAAGGATTGTTTGTCTGAGTGCGCCAATGGCAACTCTGAGGTCGTCTGGGACCACTTATTCTCCTAGTAAGTCGGGTTTGCTAGACGATGATACTGATTGCTCGTCTCTGTGGCAACCCAAGTCCAGCCAAATATGTGAATGCTCCTACGGCGGAGTCCACTTGGTCGTCGTGGTCACAGGCCTCAGGAAATGACGAAAATTCATCAAGCCAATCAGTCAGCCATGCCCCCCTTGCGACCCTGACATTGCCATTAGCAAACGCGGCAGAAAATGGTCTAGCCCTTGTGACCTTGTCCCCAGTAGAGCGAATGCCCTGAAAATCGTATCCAGGAAGCACATATCTTGCGTATTGGTCAACTAGGGCTTTTCCAGAAGAACCAGGTTCTTGCTCCATTCTGATGGGGACAGCATGTCCGTCCTCATAGGCGGTTTGGGCAATCAACTGCTCAACCTTCTCGCCGCGCACTCTGGCTTTCTTGACATCCAAAACGTAGGCGATTCCTTGGTCAAACATCATCAATGTACCGACAGTCCAGTCTGGATTGGGGTTTGAATAACTTGGCTCTGTAGCCGCCAAGTCCCAGAAACGGACAACACGAGCCGATGACTGGACCTGAGGTATTTCTGAGTGGTCAATGATGATTGCCGATGTTCTGTCAAAGAGCGTCCCTAGGGTGGTGGCAAACCAGTCGCCCTCCTCCAGCCTTCTTCTCTCAATAGGGTCAAGGGCAGAAAGGGCTTGACGGTACGAGGTGGCATCAATTCCAGGGTTGTCGGTCAGTTTGGAGGGCACGAAAATTCTGCCATTATCAATGCCCTCAACAATAAATCTTTGTCTCACCCAGTTGGGTGCTGGGTTGGATGCGGCCCTCATTCGGAGGGGAACCTTGGAAAGTGGTCCAGTAGCAGGGCGACGCAGTCGGGAGAACAGGTACCTATAGTCAGATTCACGAATTTCAGTGACCTCATCCATGCCGATGAACTGGAACTCAGAACCCTTGTATCGGAGGTAGTCGTTCGTGTTGTTCAGGTATCCGAAGGAGATTCTGGCCCCAGATGGGAAAGTCGCAACATAGGAGTTGGCGTTCCAATGAACGTCGTCGTAATTGTCAATCCATGACTTGAAGCGGTCCATGAGTGCTCCTGGGAGCGACAAGTCAGCGAAGGTGCGGCGGAAAAGAATGGCTGAATAGCCAGGAATATCCACATACTGCAATGCTGACATCAGAAGAGCGGATGACTTGCCTCCACCAGCCGCTCCCCCGAACAGCGCCTCAATGGCATAGGTTCTTAGAAATACCTTCTGGGTTATGGATGGCTGTTCTGGACAAAACCCAGGCATCTTCGGCTGAAGATACTCTAAAACTTTGTTCCAATCTGTTGACATAAATATGCCCTCCGACAGCCGTTCGTCGTATAAGGTAATGTTGTTCATATGCCAAGGCAGCCAAAACCATCACTACAGCAAAGAGCCAAAGCCCGCCTTCGCGTGTTTTGGGTCTCCATTCAACGCTACATCAAAGCGATACTTACTAGGCAGACATTCGCCAACCTCTTTATGCTGTCGTTTATACTGTTGACCAGTATTGGCGCGGGATTATTCAACCCTGCCCTTGGTTTTATTGTGGCTGGTGTGGCATGCGGAATATTCGGATTCCTTTTAGGGCTTGAGTAAAAAATGGCCTGGAATAGTTATCAAAATAAGTCACTGAACTCAGGTTCTTCCAAGGCGGCAATAGGTCCTGGCGCCCCCATCGCAATGAACCCCGCCTATGCAGGCCGTGGCTACAAGGACTCATGGGACATTGAGCGCGTTTATCGCGAGGGCATGCAGAAGGTCACTTGGGTGTCGCGATGCATTGATGCCATCGCTGGAAACCAGGCAAGGCTTCCAGTCATTCTTCGCAAGGATAACTCACCTGACGGGCAGATTCTTGGCGGCAAGGCGGCTAAGGACAGCCCCCTGTTGAAAATCTTCAATACCAAAGCGAACATAGGAGAGAACTCCTTCATCTTCCGATACAGGCTTTCCTCACAGATTCTCATGAGCACCAGAGGTGCGTTCATTGAGAAGATTCGTTCCAGAGACGGAACCGTTATCGCCCTGAACCTTTTGCCACCGCAGTCCACCGCGCCAATTCCAGACCCAAAGAACTTTGTCGCTGGCTATGAGGTCATCATGCCAGACGGCAGAACAATCATCATGAAGCCAGATGATGTGGTCTGGATTCGCAAGCCACACCCGCTTGACCCGTACCTCTCAATGACGCCTCTTGAGTCCGCTGGTGTCGCCGTAGAGATTGAGAATCTTGCAAAGGTCTATAACAGAAACTACTTGCTGAATGACGGTCGTCCTGGTGGACTAATCGTCCTCAGGGGGGAAATTGACGAGGACGACAAAGAGGAAATCAAGAATCGTTTCCGTGGAAACCTGAGCAGAACGGGTCAGACAACGGTTATTTCTTCGGACGAAGGTGTTGATTATGTTGACACATCTGCGTCTCCCCGTGATGCGGCCTACATGCAGATGAGGCAAATCACAAAAGAGGAGATTCTTGCTTCATTCGGAGTGCCAGAGTCGGTCATTGGCAACGCTGCGGGCAGGACATTCAGCAACGCCGCAGAGGAGCACAGAGTCTTCTGGAACGAAACAATGCTTCCGCATCTGGAAATTCTCGGTCGCGCCCTTGACGAACTTGATGAAAACAATTACATTGACTTTGATACATCGGATGTTCCAGTCCTGATTCTGTACGAGCAGGAGCGCCAGCGCTACCTCATGGATGAGTTCCAGAATGGACTCATCAGTACCAACGAGTACAGAATTAATTCTGGACGCAAGGATGTTCAGAGCGACCTTGCTGACTCGCTTCTCATGAACCCGAATCTCACCCCCATCGCCAATACCAAGAAGAAGATGGAAGAGGGTCCGCAGGCACAGATGCCAGGTGCTCCAGGAATGCCAGGGATGCCAGGGATGCCAGGGATGCCAGGTGCCCCAGGTGCTCCAGGAATGCCAGGAATGCCAGGAATGCCGCCAACTGACGCCGCCCCAGAAGGACCGCCAGATGCAACGACCATGCAGGGCGCCATGCAAATTGCTGCCCAAGCAGCGGAGCCGCCAGCACCAATGGGGCCAAACGATGCTCCACCCGAAATGGCCACCACAGAAGAGCCACCAGCACCACAACAAATGTCGGCGTTGGCTAACTCGCCAATTCAAACCAAGGTGGACCAAGAATTGGACCAAGCGTCCAATATTGCCCTCACTAGATGGACCCAGATTCTTGACAGAAGCCTAGAGAGAATCTTTGAGAGGCAACAGAGGGTCGTTCTGGAAAAGGCCAGCGGAGCCAAGGCGAAGAAGCAACTCGCCACGGCATCCTTGGAAATTGACTCCATCTTCAACAGGGAGACATGGACTAGACAGATTGAGGAAGACATCAGGCCAGTCCTGACTTCCATCATGAATGATGCCCGCGAAACCTATGCGGAGAAGCGTCTACCGATTGCCCCATTCACCCGAGAGGATGCCATCGCTCATGTGAATTCCCAGATTGAGCGCATCAATCTAGTGAATGACGAGACATTTGGTGAACTGAGTGCGTCAATGTTCACTTCCCTCAACGCCCCAGATGAGGACATCCGAAGCACGCTTTTCAGGAGTTCAATCGTCTCTACGTTCACTAACCTCTTGGGCAAGAAGAGGCCAGAAATCGCTGAACAGGAAGCCCGTCGTGCGTGGAACGCTGGCGTCCAAGGGTCATTTCAGTAAATAATTTACTGAAACATACGCATAAGCGTCATTACTTGCATCAACAGGACCCGCCGTTCGTTTATTATCAAAGAAGACCAAGGGAGTCTTATGTCTTTTTCTGATATTGAGTTCAAAGCGAGTTCTGGAACATTCAATGTTGACCAGGCTCAGGGCATCGTTGAGTGCTTCGTTGCTGGCGTCGGAAACAAGGACAGCGTCGGTGATGTTCTTCTCCCAGGTGCTTTTAACTCAAGTCTGAAGCGACGCAAGCCAAGAGTCGTCTGGGGACACAACTGGAATGACCCCATCGGCAAGGTTTTGGAGATTTACGAAGTTCCCCCAACCGACTCAAGACTGCCAGGAAAGATGAAGGCTGCTGGAATCGGCGGTCTTTACGCTCGCGTTCAGTTCAACCTCAATTCAGAGAAGGGCCGTGAGGCTTTCGCCAATGTTGCCTTCTTTGGTGAGGAGCAGGAGTGGTCAATTGGCTACAAGACCATTCAGGCGTCTTTTGACCCTAATCTTCAGGCCAACATCCTCAGAGAGGTGGAACTTTACGAGGTTTCCCCAGTTCTTCATGGAGCCAACCAACTGACTGGCACGATTTCGGTTAAGTCAGATACTACTCTGGCGGATGAGGAGAAGGGTCACGGAATGATGGGCATGCCAGGCATGCCGCACAGCCCTGGAATGCCGTCTGGAATGATGAAGCCAATGGCGCCGAAGCCACAGCAGGCCGTTCGCCCAGTTCGTCCATCTGCCCCAGAGAACCCGCTGATGGTTGCCCTCAGAAGGGAACTTGTCAAGCGGTCTGGCTCCAACGTCATCGTGAGGGCCGCAACAGAGAACACTGTTGTTTTTGACAGACTGACAAGCGACGGTGAGTCGTCAACATACAGAGTGGCATTCCACTTCCAGGATGGTCAATTCATGTTTGGCAAGCCTGAGCGCGTCCAGAGTCAGACTGTCTACACGCCAGAGATTCCCGCCATACCGTCATCTCCAGCACAGGCTTTTGCTGTGTCAATGAAGCCGCAGGGGGACGCCTATCTTGGGGATGACCCAGACGACTTCATGCCAATGCCAGGAAAGTCCGACGACTTGGACTTTGACGACTTCTTCCTTGATGACATTGAGGAGAAGATTGGCCGCTCGCTCAACAAGCGCAACCTTGCAAAACTGAAGAATGTCATGGAAATGCTCCAAGATGTCCTTGCTTCGGCAGAGAAGGAAGTTGAAGTGAAGTCAGCAGAGTATGTCATCCCAGTTGACATCAATAATGCTTTCCACACGAAGCAACTCCTTGACCCAATCATGGATTACCACCGCGTAGATTCATATGTCTCTGAAAAGGGAATCGTGATTACCTCTGGTGTCACTCCCGAGTTCATTGATGCAGTTGAAACTCTAAAGAAGGGGCTTGGCAATCGCATCGGGCGAGCGATTGGTGGTGGCGGAGGGGGAAAAGGACGCCGCCTCGCAAGAGGCCTAACCGCTAGATTTGACCCCAACGCTTGGGACGGTGACGGCGATGGCATCGTTCAAGAAGGGACACCGTTCCAAAGACCTGCGATTCCAGGCGTCAACGACAGGTCAACGCGTGGTCGCGTAAATACTCAGGCGGCAATTCAGGCCGCCCAGGGGCAGGGCATCAACACTGGTCGTGGTCTCCGTTCATCTGGTGGAAAAGACAGCAACGACGACGCCTCCATCTTGAAGCGCCGTGAGGCTGGAGAGTCCTTGCAGGACGTAGCCGAGTCCCTTGGCATGCGCCGCGAAGACGTGCGAAAGGCTGAACTTCGGGCAATCCGCCAGCGCGATGCAAAGCGCAAGACAAACGATGAGATTCTCAAGCGCCGCGAGGCTGGGGAGTCACTACAGGATGTTGCTCAGTCGCTCAACATGCGTCGCGAGGATGTGCGACAAGCCGAACTTGAGGCCAAGAACCGTCGTGATGGTGGACTGCGTTCTGGAACAGCAATTGAATCAATGGCAAAAATGTCTCCATCTGAAAGAAAAGAGGCTTTTAGAAATATCGTTAAAGACCAGTTGGAATTGTTTGATGCCACTGGTGACGATGAAATTGATTTCTACAGAGAATACCTGTCTGAACTAATGAGTGATTTTCTATCCGTGGAAGCGCCATCGGGTGATTACTCAGCATCCAAAATTCTTGATGGTTCAGAGAGCGTTGACAAAGAGAGCGTCAGTGACCTTCTGAGTGAAGTCCAGGATGCCTATGAAAAACTTGGCGGCAAGGGTCGCTTTGGTGACATGTATAAAACCAGAGGGAAGAGAGCAGTGTCAGAAGACGACCAAATTGCGTCTCTTCTTGCCCTCGGCACAGTTCTTGACTCAGTAAATAACAAGCGAGTTCGTAGTACGGATAAGCAAAACTCTGATGCGCTTCGTAACATGGTGCGTAGCATGCAAAGTGCTGGAGACTCCAAGGGTCGCCCTGATGGGCTTCGCTCAAGAACGGCAAAGGCCAATAGCGTAGAGCAAAGAGAAATTATTGACGCAATGGGAGACCGCTTTGCGGAAATGACCATAGATGAGCAGACAAAAGCACTTCAGCGAGCAATAGAGGCGCTTGACGCAAGTCTTGGCAATGACGGTGATACATCAATGGATGATGTAGATGAAATTCTCCTTGAAAACCTCGGGGAGGTTCTTTCGCGGTTTATGCCTAGCGAACAGGGCGATTACTTTCCCCCGCAGCCTGGTTCAGACTGGACAGTTGCATCAGTAATGCAAGGCGACATTCCAGACGAATTTCCTGGCGCAGAAGAACTAAGCGACCTTATTTCAACACTTAAAGACCAATATATAAAACTGTCTGACGGCGACAGAGATGATTTTACAAAATTCTTTCCGAGCAGAAGAAGGCCAAAGTCTCCTCTTAGCGAGGACGATAAGAACAACGCAAGACTGGCTTTAATAGCCACTCTCTCTGCATACGGAAGAGACCGTGGTGGTCCGTTTGAGGATATTCAGCAACTTGCTGATTCCATAGATGCGGGTGGCTCAAGAAGAGGCCTTCGTTCCTCAACCGATAGAGACGATGTTGATGCGCTGCTGGACGATATGCAGGTTGAGATTGACAGAGACAGGGCGATTGTTGATGCTCGTCTTGCTGGCAAAGTACTTGATGATGTTGCTGAAGAGTATGGTATGTCGCGCGAAGAAGTGCGGAAACTAGAAATTCAGGAAATTAAGAAGAGGGCGAAAGACCTCATCCCAGCACGAACACCAGCACAACTTGCGCAACGAGGGGAGCCAGGTCAGGAGCCGCGATTCCAGGACACCGATAGGGCTCTTGCTGAATTCATCTTGCGTAAGCGCTTTGAAGGAACGCCAGTTCGTGAACTTGCTGGAATCCTTGGCGTCAGAGCGGAAGACCTCCGTGCATGGGAGATTGCAGAGACCAGAGGAGACCCACGCATGAATCGTGCTCGTGGTCTCAGGAGTTCTTCAATGGACTCACCGCTGTCAATTACCGACCGTCGCGGCAGAAGAATTTCAGAGTTTCTGAGAGATATTGAAGAGTCACTAGAAGACTATCCAACCGCCTACTCGGCAAGGGGCGGCCTTGACAAGGATTGGGTTGATGGTCTCATTCGTGACATGAAGAATGGGACTACCAACTTTGAGGACATGAATAGAGTTCTCAAACTTGCTGTTGACGATATGAACATGGAGAGAGCCAAGCCAAGCCCAGACGAAGCCAGGCTCGCCAGAC